AATTAACTTGTTCTTTTTCGGTAGACCTTTGTTTTTCTATTGTTTCAAGATCTGTTATTAAATTGTCAAGGGCTTCTCTTTCAGAATTTCGGTTTTGAATTTGTTCGGTAATTTCTTGAATTTCATTTCCAAGATTTCTGATTTGTTTGTTAAGCCCAGTAATCTTAACATTGTTTGTGGTAATGTCATTGTTGAGTTTACTAATCTCCGTAGAATAAGATAAGAATTGTTCGTCTTTTTCCTGTTCTACATTGATTGCATCCTCCAACTCTCGGTATCCGTCATTGAGTTCTTTAGATTTCTCCTCAATATCTACAATCTTATCTAGGCGAAATTGTTCCTCAATGCTTTGGGTGCAAGTAGGACAAACCGAATTTTCTTGGAAAAACTTATGTTCGGATACTAAAGTTTGTATCTTTTGTTCCAGTTTTGCTTTGATTGAATTCAGTTTTTTCAAACTAGACTTTGAATTATTAAGATCCTCTAACTTTGGTCTCAAATCATCCTGAATGGTTTTCATCAAGACTTCATTTTCTTCAGTAAGTTCAACAAGTTCACTATCCAAAGTTTTGATATAGTCTTCTTTCCTCTGGATTCTTTCTTTACCACTCTTGTCTAGATCTTTGATAAAGTTTTCTTGCATCTCAATCTTTTCCTCAACCAAATCCTTCTTGATTGAGTATTCACGAATGAGTTCATTTGTTCTACGCATTCTATCCTTAAGGATATTATTCATCGTAGAAAAGATCTTAATGTCCAATAGATCCTCAACAATCTCTCTACGATGAGAAGATGTGAGTTGCATGAAAGGAACAAAAGTAGCCGAACCCAGAATGACCGTCTGAGTAAAAGACTTATAGTTCAGTTTTAGAATATTTTCTTCCAGTTTCTTTTGTTGATCTTGGGCTGCAGAATCCTGATCCTGCATTTTACCATCAATCCAAATCTCAAAAATGTTTGGTTTGATTCCTCTTACAACTTTATACTCACGATTACCAATAGAAAACTCAATCTCAACTACACAGTCTTTTTCATTTACTGCATTGATGAGTTGAGGTTTATTGATCTTTCGAAAAGGTTTATTATATAAAGAAAAAGTAAGAGCATCAAGAATAGTACTCTTACCGGAACCATTAGTTCCCACGATAAGATTTGTTTTAGCGTCTTGAAAATCTACTTCAGTAAATTGATTACCTGTAGAAAGAAAATTGCGCCAACGAATTTTGTTAAAAATAATCACTTTTTGTTTCTTTCAGGAAAATAATCTTGCATAGTTCCAATTCTACCCAGGTCACTAGTAATACAATGTATTCCACCATCCCAGAAATATCTGTGTCTAAAGTTAATGACATGTGCAGTAATTCCATGACGCTCAAAAGCATCAAAAACTTTTTTATTATAGTTATTAACTACAACATTAGTTGGATTTATAACCAACATATTTACATCAAAAACAGTTTCCTCAACATAAAGAACCCAGTCTTTTAACCAACTTTCTACAAAGTCCGTAAAATCATCATTTAACTCTTCCCCTGGAACCCACCATTTACCTGCATTTTTTTTCTTTAGTTCCATAAATTCGGGTATTTGTCCCCAACTTTGTCCAGGTAAAGAAACAACTTCCCATTCAGGAAAAGTTTGTTTGAAAGAAGGAGCACTTGACAAACTAATTATCAATCCCGGTTTTACTGGAGTAAAAACGGCATCACTATGAGTATCAAAATTTACAATGTGAGCTCTATGTTTATCACTCAACTCTCTATGAACACTTACTATATGTTTTGAAAGTTGTTGTAAATTTTCTCCCTTCATTGCGGTTCCGTGATATAGATCTTTACCAACTCTAGTAGTTACAGCACCACTGACATACAAGTCGGTAACTATTTTATTACCACTGGATTTTATATATTCTTTAATAGTTTTAAATGTATCAAAGTTTTTATTATTTGGAAAAGTAGTTAATGGATCGTGGTTAATAGATCTCATCATCCACTTCATTTCTGCAATAAAATCTTTTTGTATGTGTGAGGGATATCCGTATAGTTTTTTCCGTATTTGTATATTTGCTTGTTGTCTTTGTTCTTTGGTTGAGTTTTCATTTTTAAGTATATTCATTTCTGGAGCAAAATCTGGATGAGTCTCCGAAAGAACAGGCCAAGGCATTCCAAACTCATCACCAGGCATAAAAAAGGTATTTCCGATCATAATAGTATGATCTCTTGGAGTCATTGGTGGTTGAATATATCTGTTCATCCACTTATGATCTTCAATATTATCTGAAATATCATTTCGAAGAACTGTAACATTGAAAGATTCAAGTAACTTAATAAGTTTTTGATAATCTTCTTCAGTTTCAATAGCAATTCGTTCCATTACTGAACGAACTTTAGGATTTTTAATAAAGCTATAAAACTCTGGTGGATAACTACGACCTACTGCACAGACCGTTAAAGGATCCCAATGTTGATATACTGATAACATATTATTTTCTAGGTGGAATTACAAAATCATCAGGAGTGATGATAGCATACTTATAATTATACTGATGACACGCTTTTATTGCAAGTTCTGGATCTATCTCAACAACTTCCATTTCTGGATGATCATCTGCTTCTAAGAGACCAACGAATCTTTCTGCATCGTCTTCATCCTGAAAAAAGTATAGTGTCTTATCGCCATAAGAATCCGCTACAGCATATGCGCCGTCTTCTTCTCCATATGGCGTGATCATGTACATACTTATTCTATTTCGCAAGCTTCTTGATAGACTTCTCGCAAAAGTTTTTTGACCTTTTCTTTATCCAGATCAAAATCAGAGTCCTCAACATATTTATTTAATATGGTGATCGTGTCTTCAATCTTTTCTTGATCAAAATCCACATCATCATCATTGACTTCAAAGTTTTCAACAATTTTAATGTCAACCACTCCAGTCTTATAGATCTTATCTACAAACTTTTCAAACAGAAGTTGGTCAGATTTTTTACGAACAACGATCTTTACAATTTTATCTTTACAGGAAGTTGTGTTAAACAACTTTGGATTTTGATCCTCATAATAAATTCTCTCAAACATATTATAAGGATTCTGAACGAACTCTAATTCAAAAGTTTCAGTATCAAAAAAGTTAAATCCTCTTTTATCGTCTACATCGTTCCAGTAAAGTTGATAGGGATTTCCAAGATAAAAAATCTTCCCATTATTAGAACGAGTGTGATAGTGACCAGAACAAACGATTCTGAAGTTATCAAAAACATTCACTTCCATTCCATGTTGTTGAACATTTCCTGGATATACACTAAATCCATTCAGTTCAAGATGACCAAACGCAGCTTTTGCTTTGGTTTTGGAAAGTTTTTCCAGAGTCTCTTCACGATTCTCAGGAGAGATCCAAGGAATCATAAATGTTTTCAGTCCAGCAACCTCATATTCACCAGGACTAGAAATAGGAACAATGTTGTCATACTCTCTTAACAGGGACTCAATAGAGTTGACTTCATTGGTGTTTTTATAATATGCATCATGATTACCAACAATCTGGTAGACAGTAATACCAAGATCACGGAACTTATCGTAAACATTTTCTTTAGCCCAATTTAAACACCAAAAGTCAATAGATTTACGACTATCAAATGCATCACCCAAGTGAATACAATGTTTGATGTTTCTACGTTGTAGTTCTGGAAAGAAAACATCTTCGTAGAACTTTTTAAAATAATCATGAAAGGTTTTACTACCTTTTCTAGCCCCATAATGGGTATCAGTCACACAAGCAATTAATGTCATTGATACATCTTTGTTTGAATTGCATCTTTAATACTATTATACTCTGCTGCATCAATTCCGTCACCATCTACAGTGAATACTTCATCATATCCAGATCTTTCAATGATCTTTGCACGGATTTCCATTTGTTTCTTTTCTTTTTGAATTCTTCTCAAAAATGCGTAGTGAATAATTTGAGTAAAGTAAGCAAAAGGATTTGAAGACTTCTCTGGATTAAAATTATGAATATACTGAACGCAATTCTCAATGCCGTCACAAATCATATCTTCCCTAAACATGTAATTAACAAAATTAGGTTTATACGACAAGTGTGTGGCAATTTTGAGGAAACACTCGCCAAGATAGTTTGTAATTCTTGGTTTTGGTTCACCATTTTCTGCGGCTATTTTTACTTTTCTTTTATACTCGCATATAGCCTCAAGAAATTCTTTATTGTTTACATAATGTTCTGATCTTTTTCTTTTTGGTGCCTGCATTTCATGAGTCCCTATTTGTATTAAGTGTTCTTATTATAACATTATGAACAACTCTTGACAAGACCCCCAAATATCCGGTACAATTACTCTGTGGAGTTTCAAAGATTAGCTATCTTTAATATCTGATTGGCCTTTATACAATTTTTCAAATATTTTTCTTGCTTCAGAAACTGATGATAGATATCCCATTTCTGCCGTGAGAGAATTTTTTGAATTTTTATTTTCTTGTTGTCTCAAATACTTGTGATACATTTCAATAGTTTCTTCATCACGAACTTCACTGATCGTAAGAACTTTATCCATGTCAAGTAAAAATGTATCGTCATCAGCAAATTTAAGCCATGGATCTATTTTGTATCCTTGCATTCCAATTTGTTTCATCATAACAACTTCAATAGTTACTGGATTATTAAGTATTAACATTGTTTTACCTTCCTCTTCAGAAGGACAGACAATGGAAAATATTTCTTCTCCAGATATCAATTTTATTACTGCATAGAAATCTTCTTCCATCATTCTTTTAAGTTAACCTGAATAAATTCGTAGTTAAAGTTCTCTTCATTATAAATTTTAACTCTCTCAATTAAGTGATTTAACGTATAATTTTTTCTTGAATTTTTAGTGCAATCATCGGCAATATCATAAAGAACTGCTTGAGTTTTATTATTTCCTTTTCTCAAAACTCTTCCGATTGATTGGAGATTGCGAATTCTAGACTTTGAAGGTGAAGCAAAAATAACATTGTGTAGATTCTTAATGTTAATGCCTGTACTAAACGTACCATATGAAGCCACAATAATTGCATTATTTTCTCTTTCGGTGATTTCTCTTACTA